GCCTGTTCGCCGCCGCCGACGCGGGCGACTACATCTACGCGGTGGCCGCGGTGAACAGCCGCGGTCAGAGCGCCGCCTTGGTGACCGCCGCGGTGACCGTGGCGGCCGGCGACGGCGTGACCATCCCGGTGGTGGACGGCGGCAACAACCCGACCTGCTACGTCGTCTACCGCAGCGCCCTGAACGGCGACGCCACCACGCTGCGCGAGGCGTTCCGGGTCGCCGTCACCGGCGCCGCGCAGAACATCGTGGACCTGAACGCCGCGCTGCCCGGCACCAGCAAGGCGTACCTGCTGACCCTGGACAGCGACGCGATCGCCTGGAGCGAGCTGACCCCGCTCCAGAAGTACGACCTGGCGATGACCGACAGCTCGCAGCAGTTCATGCTCTACACCGACGCGGCCCTGAAGGTGCGGACGGCGCGCAAGCACGCCGTCATCATCAACATCGGGCTGGCCGACGGCGCCCTGAGCCCGGCGAGCGCGGGCAGCTTCATCCCGCTGAACTGAAGCACCTGACCGCGGGGCTGGCTTCGGCTGGCCTCGCGGTCCCCCATCTTCGGGCCGCCTGCGTGAGCCGGCCGCCCTGTTCGAGAACCACCGCCCGCGACGGGCAGGAGATCCCCAGCCATGAGCACCACCCGGACCTACACGCTGCGCCAGAAGAAGCTGACGCGCACGAACTGCGAGCTGATCCCGATGCCGGGCGTAGTCGTCCACATCGGCCCCGACGGCTGCGTGCGGGGGGTCTCCGCGGAGATCGCCGAGCGCATGCTGATGGGCAGCGCGTGGGAGATCGTCGGCGGCGGCAGCGACGCGCTGCGCTTCGAGCACGCCGCGAAGGACTGGAAGGCTGCGCAGGCGGCCGAGCGCAAGGCCCGCGCAGAGGCCAAGGCCGCGGCGCGGCAGGCGTACATCAGCGGCACGCCCCTGCTTCAGATCATGGGCCACGTCGCGCCGGCCGGCGAGCGCAACGCCGACGACTGGCGCTGGCTGATCGAGAACGACGACGGCACGCTCCCCGAGGTGGTGGGCGAGCCCGAGGCGGATCTGCCCGCGGTGGTGGCGAAGCCCCCTCAGAACGTGGCGCCGAAGGTCGATCCGACGGCGCGCATGGTCAAGTGGGACGAGAGCGCGCAGCGTCAGGCCGGCGTGAGCGAGGCCGAGCACCGGGCCAAGGAGTTCGGCGCCTACTACCTGGGCGAAGATCCCAAGCCCGCGAAGTCCGCGCCGCGCACCCCGCAGGACCCCAACGGCCTCGGTGTGACCGAGGGCGCCCGCCGCGGGGTGCAGTTGGGCGACGACGACGAGGCCCCCGCCGAGTCGGCCCCCAGCGCCCCGAGCGAGCCGCAGGAAGCGCCCGCGCCCGAAACGCAGGCCGACGCACCCGCCGAGCCCAGCGTGGACGTGAACGCCCGCCTGGACGGCATGAGCGCCCGCGCCGTGGCCGACGTGGCCCGCACGCTGGGCGCCGAACTTCCGAAGCGCGGAGTCGGTGAGGCCGCGCGCGAGTTCCTGGCCGAGCAGCCGGCCGACAAGGTGATCGCGGTGCTCGACGCCCGCGCCAAGGAGTGAGCCGATGACCACCGCCGTAAGCCGCAAGAAGCAGTCCAAAGAGGTCATGGGGGCGGTGCGTTCGTGCATCGACTCGCAGGCCGCGGAGGCGGTGGTCCGCATCAGCGAGCGCGGGGCGCCCGAGTACCTGCTGAGCGACCCCAGCCCGCGCGCGGGCGATCCGGTCTACCGGCAGGCCATCAACAGCGCCGCGTTGCCCGGTGCGCCGTCGGCGAGCACCGACGGCGTGGCGTTCCTCGCGTGGTCCGACTGCGTGTTCTACTGGACCGCCGGCACAGCGACGCACACGAGCATCGACGTAGCGGTGTGGGCACTCGCCGACACCGGCGATTGGGTGCGCGTGGGGACCGCGGCGGCCGTACTGCCCGACACCGAGGTCAAGATCGGCGGGGTGGGCTACCGGCGCTGCTACGTCCAGATCACCGCGGTCAACGGTGGGGGCGCCGGCACCCTGACCCTGCACGCGACCGGGGTGTGACATGGGGCGCGGGGCGTGGCGAGTGCAGGCGGCGGGGGATGGGCGCGTGGAGACAACGTGCTTGCCCACCGCTGCGGCGCTGGACGCCCTGGGCGCGGTGCGGGACGGTCACCGGGTCGAAGGGCGCCGCACGGTCCTGATCTACGACGTGCGCGGGCTGCCCGACGCCCTGCGAGAGCGGGCCGCGAGCCTGGAGGCCGCCGCCGACGGCGCCGCGTCGGGGCTGGCCTTGGTGCAGTCGTTGCTGGGCGACACGTTCGTGGGGCGCTTCGCCACCGCGTTCTACGCTGCGCGGCGGCACGCCAAGAAGCGCGCCGGGGGTGAGTCGTGAGCACGCACTGTCTCCAGTTCCCCATCGACGACTTCCCGATCACCCCTGCGGAGTTGATCAACGAGTACCTGTTCGGGATCAACCTGACGGCCAACGGGTGCCCGTTTCCTAACGCCCTGTTCGAGAACGCGATCCGGGTCGCGACCGCGGTGGCCGAGCGCGACCTTGGGATCGCGATCCTGCCCATCGAGTTCTACGCGGGCGAGGACGGGTCCAGCGCCGTCACCCGCCTGAGCAACCAACTGGACGCACAAGGGCGCTACGGCGCCGAGCGGCACGACTTCAACACGAACAACGCCTGGAGCATCTTCCGGGTGAACTTCCGCCCCCTGCGGGCGAAGCCGAGCCGCGTGCGCCTGTTCTTTCGCGGCAACCCCAGCCCGGTGTTCACCTTCACCGAGCAGTGGATCGACGTGAAGGACGCCAACAGCGGGCGCGTGACGCTCTTGGCGCCGTCCAACAGCCCGCTCAACGTGATCACCGAGTCGGCGTACACGCAACTTGCGCTGGCCGCGCGCTACGGCGTGCGACAGGTGCCCGACTATATGTTCGTCGACTACAAGGCCGGCTTTGAAAGGGGGTGCGTGCCTGCGGACATCCGGCACTTGATCGCGATGATCGCGAGCATCATCGTGCTGGACCAGGCCGGCGATCTGATCCTCGCGACGGCTGGGATCGCGAACTACTCGCTGAGCCTGGGCGGCCTGTCGCAGTCGGTGGGCACCACGTCGAGCGCGACGAATGCGGGCTATGGCGCCCGCATCCTGTCGTACCAGAAGCAGATGAAGACCCTGATCCCGCAGATCCGCGCGCAGTTCGTGGGCTTCGGGCTGGCGGTGATCTGAGATGGCCCAGCGCCCAGCCCCGGACAAGTTGTTCGCGCGGCGATTGCAGCCGTTCGGGATCCGTCTGGACTTCGACCGGGGCAGCTTCGAGGAGGCGATCCAGAACCACGGCGTCAACGCCCTGTGGGAGCGGGCCGCAGCGTGCCCGTGCAAGAACAACGACACGACCGGGCAGCCTAAGCACGATTGCCCGGTGTGCGAGGGCGCCGGCTGGGAGTACCACGGGGCGCAGGTCATCCGGGTGTTGATCGGGTCGCTGGACCTGGACCGCGATACGCAGATGGCCTACGGGATGGCGAGCCGTGGCACGGCCATGATCACGGTGCCGTCCGTCGAGTTGCCCGACTTCCGCGACCGCTTCACCAACCTGGACACGATCCTGCGCTACACCGAGCGGCGGGAGCGCAAGCGGCCGGCCGGCGAGCTGGAGCCGCTGCGGTACTACATCGGGCGCCGCGACGATCTGGACCTGTACGACGTGCGCCAGCCCCTCGCGTACATCCCTGAGCCCGGCGACTCGGGCTACGTTGCGCAGGCCATGCGGGCGCAGGCGGTGGAGCAAGCGAGCCGCGTGGGCGAGCCTGAGCGGCGGCGGCTCGACGTGTTCCGCCTGCGGCTGATGGGCGCGACGACCTGGACCCCGGGCCGCGTGCTGGAGCAAGGGCGCGACTTCGAGGTGCGTGAGGGGAAGATCGACTTCACCTTGATCGACACCCGCGAGCCCGACGCCGTGCCGGTGGGGGCCACGTTCGCGGTGAGCTACCTCTACAACCCGCGGTATCTCGTGACGCGCTTCGACCATGCCGCCCGAGACCAGTACGGCAACCCGGACACTTGTGGCGGCGGTGAGACCTTCAACCGGCTGCCGGTGCAGGTCCACGCCATGCTCGACTATATGCTGGAGGGGGGCGCCTGATGGCCTTGGTGATCCCCATCCCGCCCGACGAGTTGACGCTCATCCCGGTGCTGGCGGGCTTCGGGCCTGACGAGATCGCGGGGCGTGTGCGGCGGCTGGCCCACATGGCGCGCACCGAGATCGTGCGGCTGGCGAAGCGCCACCTGCACACGTCCGAAGCCGAGTACGTCCGAGCGGTGCAGCCCGTCGAGTTCCGCCTGACCGGCAACCGGGCGACGGGGGTGGTCTACCTGCGGGGCGCCTTCCCGAACATGGTTGAGGACGGCGCCGAGCCGTGGAACCTGCGCAAGACGCTGCTGAAGCCCGGCGGCAAGGTGCGCCGGTCGGCCAAGGGCCACCTGTACCGATCGATCCCGTTCCGGCACATGGGGCTTGACGCGAGCGGGAAGAACGCGCCGCCCGTCGGGCAGGCGTACACCGCGGAGGGGCAGCGGGACACGTCGCGCGCCTTTCGCGGGCGCCTGAGCGCCGCAGAGGCCCGAACGATGGGCCGCGCGGTGTGGCGGCAGGCCCAGCAACTCGCAGCCTCCAAGGGGACGCCAGGGGGCGCCGTGACGCCGGGTGAACGTCTGGACGTGAGCGGCATCGCGGGCGCTTCGGATCTGCTGCGCCCACGGCACGCGACGCCGATCTACGCGGGCATGGTGCGGCAGCAGAAGACGTACCGCCGGGCCACGCAGTCGCAGTTCGTGACGTTCCGCACCATCAGCAACAACCCCGCGACCATGCGCTACGACACGCAGACGCAGTTCAAGGGGTACAACGTGATGGGCAACACCGCGTCGGTGAACTGGATGCACCCCGGCATTGAGGCCCGCGGCCTGTTCGAGAAGGCCGACATCTACGTCCAGCGCATCGCGGGCGCCATCCTGCTGGGGTCGAAGTGAGCGCCGAGATCACCAACGGCGTGAACCCGCCCGGCGTGGACGGGGGCGATCCTGGCTTCCTGATGGATCTGCCGGAGCGTGCCTTTGTGGTGGCGCTGCGCAACGGCTTCGAGCAGTTCGCGCAGGCGCCGGCCTATTGGGACGCGATCCTGCGGTCCACCGGCGAGGTCGAGCGCAACAGCATTCGCACGGCGTTCGCGGACGGCGGCGCCTACTACGGGTTCCCGATCCGCGTGGGCTACCCGCAGTTGGACTACGAGAAGCCGCAGATCACCGTCCTGGTCGAGTCCGAGACCCCTGGGCCGGATCTGCTGGGCTACGAGATCGCCGAGACCGAGGCGGGGTACTTCGACGGCGACGGGGGCACCCCGCGCGGGTCGTATCGGATGCAGATGCTCACGGTGGTGGCGACCGCGGGTCACCCTGACGTGGCGCTGTACCTGCACCGCGCGGCCGACGCGATCCTCTTGGCGTCGCTGGATTGGTTCATGCGCCCGGCGCCCGACGGGGCGGGCCTGACCGCGCCCGAGTGGCAGTCGAGCGAGCCCATCATCGTGGACGAACGCGCCCCCAACCGCTTGTGGGCGCGGCAGAGCAAGTGGAGCGCCCTGGGCATCGCCGGGGCGCCGTTGCGGCTGGCCGATCCTGCGCGCGGCGTGCTGGTACACCTCCAGGGCGTCACTGTGGCGGGCATCGGCGGCCGTGTTGGGGTAGACTGATGAGCGAGACCCGCCGGGCGAGCCGGAAGCGCAAGCGCAACACCACGAAGCCCCCGCCGGCACTGCCGCCACCGCCGCCCGTGCAGTGGAGGCCGCCTGCGTTCAGCCTGGACTCGTGGTTCACCGCGCGAGGCGTGCCCGGGTTCCGCCGCGCTGGGTTCCGCGCATGGTGCGCGGCCGAAGGCATCGACGGGGATCGCCCGCTCCGCGAGTGGGATGAGCAGTTCAGCCGCTTCCAGGCGGCGCCGACGTAAGGGAGGGCCGACGCATGGCCGCGAGTACGATCAACACCGGCTTCGGGACTCGCACGCGGGTTCCTGGGGTGTACGCCCGGCTGAACGGCGACGCGCTGGCCCAGGTGCCCGCGGGTGTGCGCCGTCTGGTCCTCATCGGCGAGGCCGTGGGGGGCAAGCCGGTCACCGAGCTGACCGAGGGGGAGCCCACCTTCCTGAGCGCGACGAGCGCCGGGCAGGTTCGCGAGCTGTTCGCGTCGGGGATGCTGCGCGACGCGGGGCTCGCCGCCTTCGACGCGAGCCGCGACGAGCGGGTGGGCGGGCCGGGGCAAGTCCTGTTCGCCAAGGTCAACCCGGCGACGCAGGCCAGCGCCATCCTGCCCAACGCCATCAACGACAGCGTGGCGCTGACCAGCGTGGACTACGGGGCCACGCAGAACCAGATCAAGGTGAGCGTCAACCCAGGCACCACGCAGGGCTACGCGCTTCAGGTGGAGTTGGGGGATCTGGTGGAGTCGGCCGACAACATCGGCGGTGACTCGGCGCTGGATCTGCTCTACGCGAGCGGCGGCGACTTCGACGGCGTGACCGCGCAGGTGGACGGCAGCGGCTTGACGGTGGGCTTCGACGCGAAGCTGAGCGCCGAGACCCCCGTGGGCGTGTTCACCCCTGGAGACGCCCCGGCAATTGCGTCGTCCGACGCCTACGACACCGTGCAGCGGGTCACCGTCTACGGGCTGGACGCGGGCGGCGGCGCCATCAGCGCGACGGGCACCCTTAACGGCGCCACCCCGGTGCTGCTGGGGACCGTGTTCCAGCAGGTGACAGGCGTTCGGGTGTGGGGCGCCACGCGGGGGACCGTGGCCGTGTCCGACACCAGCGGCCCCACCTTGATCTTCACCGTCGCGTCCACCATCACCGCGAACCACACGCCGGGCACCGTCGAGGTGCTGTCCAGTGTCGCGGGTGACGCTGGCGTGCAGGTGGTGGTCAGCGGCGTCAACGCGCTGGGCGCGCCCATCAGCGAGGTGATCACCGTCACCGGCACCGTGGCCGCGGTCGGCTCGGTCGCGTTCGAGAAGGTGATCAGCGCCGAGATCATCGGCGAGAACGCCGGCAACGTCACGGTGCAGGCTTCGGGCGGCGGCGCCGTCGCGTTCGTCATCACGGCTGGAGCCGGCGGCGCGGGGCTGCGCAACGCCAAGGGGCTCTATCTGCCGCGCTTCGCCGCCTTCGAGGGTCAGATCGACCTGCGGCACGACTCGGCGCCCGGCGTGGGCACCTGGGTCGCGGTGGTGCGGGGCATCGACACCGACGGCGCCGAGGTGGCCGAGGTGGTCCCCCTGACCGGGGCTTTCGTGTCGACCGCGGCGAGTTTCCGCAGCGTCAGCCAGATCGACATCGGCGGCGGCGAGGCGGCCAACGACGTGATGATCCAGGGCACCGCCATCAGCTTCGGCGCCGACGCGGTGCTGAGCGAGGTCGCGACCCTCGTGGACGCGCTGCCCGGGTTCACGGCGAGCGCCGACGCGGATGCCGCGGACTACACCGTGAGCCAGCTCGACTACGCGAACACGTCGATCCTGGGCGCCGCGGCCTTCGAGTTCTTCGCGGATCTGGACGCCATTGTGGCGTGGTTCAACACGACTACCCTGGTGACCGCCGAGCGCATCGCGGGCGCCGCGCTGCCCCCGTCCTACACGGTGGTGAAGGTCGGGCTTAGCGGTGCCGTCGAGGGCACCACCACGCAGGCCGACTGGCAAGCGGCGTTGGACGCCCTGCGCAACGTGCCCGACGTGGTGGTGGCCGTGCTCACCACGAACACCGCGGTTCACGCGGCCTGGACGGCGCACGCCCGGTACATGGAGGGGGCCGGCGGCAACGAGCGAAACGGCTACGTCCCGCTCGCCATGACCTTGGGCAAGTCGGGCATCCGGTCGGCCATCGTCAACCTGAACGACCGCAACACCGCGGCCGTGGCGCAGAACGTGGTGCGGTTCAACGAGGCCGGGGTGCAGGCCACCTACGGCCCCGAGGTGTTGGCCGCGATGGCCGCCGCCATGCAGTGCGGGGCCGCGGTCGGCGAGCCGCTGACCCGGAAGGGGATCAACGCCATCGCCTTCACCAGCAACTCCGGGTGGACGCCCGGCGCCGACAAGGAGGAGATGCTGGGGTACTCGCTGCTGTTCGCCGAAGTGGACCGCAACGCGGGGCCGCGGTGGGTGCGTGGGCTGACCACGCGGCGCACCAACCCGAACCCGATCTTCACCGAGATCAGCGCGAACGATAGCGCCAACGAGTCGGTGCGGCGGGTGCGGGCCAACCTCCAGCCCCTCATCGGGCGCCCGGCGGTGCAGGGCTTCGCCGACATCGTGAAGTCCCTGGTCATCGCCGAACTGGACCGGCAGGTTGCCGACGGCGTGATCCGCGACTACCAGAGCGTCGCGGTGTTCGACCAGGGCGACACCTTCGTGGTGGAGTACCAGCTCGCCGCGCTGGAGCCGCTGAACTTCATCCGGGTCGAGGCCAACCTGACCCGCATCCTCGCCAGCGCCGCGTAAGGAGACACCATGCCCATCAACGCCAACTCGGGGGTGACTCGGGGCCAGACCGGCCACGGGGCTCGCGCCTACCTCGCCATCGACGGCAACCCCGTTGGGTACATCGGGGCGTTCAACTACACCAAGAACGTCAACGAGGCGCCCGTCGAGGTGCTGGACGACGTGCTGGTGACCGAGCACGTCACGGTGGGGGTGTCCTACACGCTCAACCTGGAAGCGATCCAGGTGGTCGGGCGCACCCTCGTGGACTTGGGCATCGAGGTGCCCATCGCTCAGGTGTTCAACGACCGCAACCGGACGTTCCAGATCGTCGACCGGCCCACGGGCGCCGTGCTGTTCGCGTTCCGCAACTGCAAGGTGACCAGCGTGTCGGTGGCGACCCGGAAGGGCACGATCACCACCTACAACATCGGCCTCGTGTGCATCAACGCGGCCGACCAGAACGGCGTGATCGGCATCTAAG